CTCTGTGTTCCGTCAGTGGAACCATCTGTACTTCCCTCAGTGCTTCCATCTGCACTGTCAGAAGACTGTACCGGTGCAGCAGCTTTCAAAGAAGACTCTCCTGCAATTCCGAAGGAATCAACTGCAGCCTTAACTCCTGCATAAGAAGCCTCATCCACAACAGATCCGCAGATATTGTAATACTCATCAGAGCTCTTATAAATTTTATGGATCGCATAAACATATCCGCCGCTCTTGGAAGCATCTGTGTACTTCACAGTGTAAGAATAAACGCCTACTCCCTCCACATCACTGGCGGTATAATCCTGGATCTCAAAGTCAGTACCTTCTGCAAGGTCAGAAGCCTGCTCTAATGCCACAGCCAGATCCTGCGTATCCGGAAGCATAGCAGAAGACATGTCCTCTTCTCCCTGTCCATGAAGGATCAGGATCTTACCCTGCTCCGGGGATTCGAAGCTGAGCATATCTGCCTCATCCGCCTTATTGGACCAGGTAGCATCTGGAAGCTTAATGGAGACAGCCCCATTGCTTGATGTATAGGTGCTGTCCTGTACGTCTGGCGCGATGGTTGGCTCCGGAGTAGGTGTAGCGGTTGCTTCCGGAGCAGGTGTCTCAGTTACCACTACCTGTTCTTCCGGCTCGTCTCCGCCAAAACTGCAGCCTGTAGCAGCTGCAGAAACAATTGCTGATATCGTTAAGATTGCTAAAATCTTTTTGTTCTTCATAGTATCCTCCTTATTTCTTTTCATAAGTAAATTTTGTAAATCTACATTCTTCTATTTCATTAACAAAACGAAAATATTTCTCGTTTATAAAAATCTCCCGAGCTGTATTTTACAATTTTATTACAAGCCTGTCAATGGATTTCCCACTGTAGAATCTAAATTGTTACTGTTCACTCCGTTCACAGTAACACGCTTCGCGATGCACAGAAATCATGCTTTGCATGATTTCGCG